TGATGTATTTGGAAAGACAGCCTGGTATGAACCTACTAATAAATCAATTACTCTTATTACCGAAGGTCGTCATCCTAAAGATATTTTAAGATCATATGCTCACGAATTAGTGCATCATAGTCAAAATCTTCGTGGTGATATGCAGGAATCTAATGTAGATGATCTAAAGGATCCTAATTATACCCAAAATAACAAGCATCTAAGAAAATTAGAAGCGGAAGCCTATCTTTCAGGAAACCTTAATTTTCGCGATTGGGAAGATAAGCAAAAGAACAAAAAATAATGTTATGAAAATCTTCCTCACCTGGCTAAAAGGAGTTTTCTCCAATGGTCAGAATATATCACTATTTATTATTATAGGTCTAGTAGCTTATATCCTATATTCAAGAAAGCAAGATAGTTCTACAATTACTGATAACGTAAAACAAATACAAATATTACAAGTTCGAGTAGATAGTCTGAAAAAGAAAATTATAGGTCTTAATCCAAAATTAGATAGTACTAATAGAGCCATAGATACAGTCAAGACTAAAATCCGTTATAATGAAACTAGACTTCAAGATATACAGAAATCTGCAAAAAAAAGTGATTCTATTCTTAATACTTATTCTTCTGATGAACTTCAGAAGTATTTCACAGACTATTGATAAACCGGTTACTATTCCATCTTCAAAAGCTATGCGTATAGCAAAGGATTTGGAATTTTTGAAGTATTTGAAACAACAGGATAGTATCAATATTAGTACTATAGCCCTACAGAAAAAGCAGATAGATTTAGATAGTATAAAAATTAATATTCTTGATGAGAAGCTATCACTTCAATCTCAAATCATAAATGGATTGAATGATAAATCTTCTTTACAGCAAACGGTATCCAACGAATATAAATCCCAGGCAAAGACCATGAGATGGGAACGAAATGGAGCAATTTTAATTGCTGTAGGTCTAATAGTAAAATTGATTATTAAATAATGCCAGCTAAGAAAGATATATCTCAACTGGGTACCAAAGAACTTATAGCTCTTGAATATACAAGATGTGAAACTGATCCTGTTTATTTTATAAACAAATATGTTTATATTCAGGCTGAAGAAGGCAGAATGCTTTTTTCAACATTCGATTTCCAGACCAAATTAGTTAATCTATTCAAGACTGACAAATATAAAAGAATATCTATTCTTAAATCCCGTCAGATTGGAATAACAACGGTGTGTGCTGCATATGCTCTGTGGTATATATTATTCCACAGAGATAAGAAAATAATGTGTCTTGCTCCTACTCAAGAAAAGGCTAAGATTATATTAGATAAAGTTCAATTTGCTTATGATGAATTACCTTCATGGTTAAAACGTAAATTCCCTTACACTAAAAATAATGAATTGTATTTAGTATTGGAGAACGGTTCTTCAATACAAGCTGCATCCGGTGATTCAAAATCTGCCCGCGGTTTTACTGCCCATATATTATTTTTAGATGAAGCAGATTTTGAATCACATGCTGAAGAATTATGGGGTGGTGCTCAATCTACATTGGATACCACAGATGGTATGGCTGTTATACTTTCTACACCTAATGGTGTTGGAGGTTGGTTTTATAAAAAACATACAGAAGCTAGAGAAAAAACACCTCGAGATGAATATGAGAGAAAGAAAATGTTCGTTCCTGTAGAATTACCATGGACAGTTCATCCAAAGAGAGACCAGCGTTGGAGAGATCATCAGACAGATGAATTAGGAGAACGTCTTGCAAGACAGGAGTGTGATTGTAATTTTGCAGCATCTGGTGACACAGTTATTTCACCAGAGGTGATTGAATGGTATGACAAAACTCATAAACGCCCTCCAATAGAAATGAGAGGACCTCTCTCAAATATATGGATATTTAAGTATCCAGAACCTGGAAGAAGTTATGCTTTAATATGTGACGTTGCTAGAGGAGATGGAACTGATTACTCTACTATAGATGTATATGATATACACTCTTGTGAACAGGTAGCTGAATATAAAGGACAACCCGATACTGATGATTTCCCCAGTATTATTCTTCAATTAGGATATGAATACAACGAAGGACTCGTTGTTATCGAACGCGAAAGTATTGGATGGGCAGTTGTAAAAGATGCAGTTTCAGCTAAATATCTCAATTTATATTATTCTCCAAAAGAAGGTATGGTAATGGACGCTGAAACTTATTTACAACGTAATTATGATAATGATACCTCCAAAATGGTTCCAGGCTTCTCTACCAATGTTAAATTCAGACCATTAGTTATCAATTCATTTATACAAATGGTTGAAAAGAAAGTGTTGATAGTTCATTCTGAAAGATCTATAAACGAATGGAGAACTTTTATTTGGTTCCCGAATGGTAAAGCCAAGGCTCAGAAAGGATCCAATGACGATTTAACTGTAATCAAAGGTATTTTTGGATTCTTACGTGATACGGCTATCCGATTCAGTATGGAAGGGAAAAAGGCCACAGCTGCAATGCTAGATAATATCGTAATGAGAAGAGGATCAATGAATAATACGATACAACCTAGCACTATAATAGGCAATGAATACAAAAGACCTACCGATGATCCACAACCCCGAATTATCAAACCAAAAGTCGATCCTTTCAAATTTAAGGTAGGAAATCGAGAAGAAGATTGTTCCTGGTTGATTTGACATTGGTTTTTAAATATTTATATACGTATAAAGATATATAATACATGGCAATAGAGAACTTGGTTACAACATTGGTCACATTAGATCATGTTGTAGAGAAGAGAAAAAACAGACAATGGGATTTATTTGGAAAAATAAAATTATTAATTAATGCCTGACCGTTCACTTTTTCCTCGGTTAAAACGCCTCTTCAGCACCGATATAATTATACGAAATGTAGGTGGGAAAAATCTACATGTAATAGATATAGACAAGATACAATCTTTCGGTTTAGTACAAAGTAATTCACTAATCGATAGATTTACTCGTTTGCACAAAGCAGGTGCTAGGATGCAATACAATCCTACTCTCAACTATCAAACGCTTCGTTTACAACTCTATTCTGATTATGAAGCGATGGATACCGATCCAATCGTTGCCGCTTGTTTGGATATTATATCCGGAGATGCTACTGGTAAGAGTGAAACAGGAGAAATGCTTTCTATTAAGAGCTCCAATGAAAATATCCAGGCAATTCTTTATAATCTTTTCTATGACGTTTTAAATATAAAATTTAATCTTCCTATGTGGATAAGATCTCTGTGTAAATACGGGGATTTTTATCTTAAGCTACAGATCGCGGAGAAATTCGGTGTTTATAATGTAAATCCTTTTTCTGTATATGATATCATCAGAGAAGAAGGTAAGGATCCAGGTAATCCCGCTTATGTGTGTTTTAGAGTTGATCCTGTAGCCTTGGCAGGTGGTAATGCTGGAATGTATGATAAAGAGAAGTATGAGAACTATGAAGTAGCTCACTTCAGGTTATTATCTGATCCTAATATGCTTCCTTATGGACGAAGCTACCTGGAACCTGCAAGGAAGCTATTCAAGCAAATGGTTCTTTTAGAAGATGCAGTTCTTCTTCATCGTATTACAAGATCATCAGATAAACGCATATTTTATGTAAATGTAGGTAATATTCCTCCAAATGAAGTAGATAATGCTATGCAGAAGGTTATTCAATCGATGCGTAGAACTCCTTATGTTGATGAAAATACCGGTGATTATAATCTAAAATTCAATGTTCAAAACATGATTGAAGATTATTTCATACCAGTAAGAGGTAATGATGTCAGTACTAAAATAGATACCGCTCCTGGACTTCAGTATAGCGGTATGGATGACGTTGCTTATATGAGAGATAAAATGTTAGCAGCTCTTAAAGTGCCAAAGGATCGTCTTAATTATACTCAAGATATAAATGGTAAATCAACTTTAGCTGGTATTGGTATAAATTTTAGCAGAACTATAGAGACTATTCAAGATATTGTTCTTAGTGAGCTTCGTAAGATAGCACTTATCCATTTATATACTCAAGGCTTCGAAGAAGCGGATATGGATAATTTCGAGCTTTCTCTTACCATTCCATCTATTATATACAAACAGGAGAAGATCGCTCTTTTGAAAGAGCAAATAGATTTGGCAAGACAAGCCATGGAAGGAAGGGTTCTTTCTACAGATTGGATCATGTCAAATATATTTGGAATGTCCGAAGATCAAATACTTACAGAAAGAGAGCTTCTTGTAGAGGATCAAAAAAGAGCATTCAGATATGAACAAATTGCTACGGAAGGTAATGATCCTGTTGTTACAGGAGAATCCTATGGCACACCTCATGATATTGCAGCTCTATATGGACCAAGTTATACAAAAGGAGAAGTACCAGATGGTTATGATGAAGATAAACCAGGTAGACCTAAAGAAAAAGCTTCTACTATTGGAACAGATGATAGTCCTCATGGGAGAGATCCACTTGGAAAGAAAGATGCATTAGAACCATATCATCCCGGAAAACCCACTCAACAACAATCGGGTAATGGACCATTTAAACTTGAAGGAAAAAAACTTACTCGTTTAAGAGGAGCCAGGAAAGTGGTATTGTTCGAAGATTATAATAAAAAAGAAGAGGATGATTACGAAGGCGTTCTATCAGAATCTACTATAAAGGATATATCCTAATTCGATATTTATATAAAGAAATAACTTTTTCGATGAAATTAAAGCACTCAAAGTTAAAAAATACAGGAATAATATTCGAGCTTCTCGTAAGACAAGTTACGGCAGACACGCTTGAAAATAAAAATTCTAAAGCATTGGATATCATTAAAAAGAATTTCAATAATACTGAATTGGCCAAGGAATATAAAATTTATAAAACTCTTAGTAATACAAGAGGTTTAAGTGAAATAAAAGCCAATATACTTATCAATAGTGTGTTAGAATCTCAGAGAAAGTTAAATCAATCCAAATTAAAAACAGAAAAATATAAATTAGTATCTGAAATAAAAGATAACTATGATATAGATAATTTTTTTAAGGCAAAAATAGATAATTACAAACTTTATGCTTCTGCATATCTTCTCTTTGAATCCGATAATTCTAAAGATATCATAAATCCTAAATCAATATCAGATTTTAAATACACTCTTTTTGAACATATAACTGGTAATAATTCAGAATCTAAGGATGTTATTATTGAAGAGTTGAATAAAGTAGATAGAGGCACCAGACACCTGATTTATCAAAAATTGATAGAACGGTTCAATGAGAAGTATGAAACTTCTTTAAGTTCTAAACAAAAGGCTTTATTGAGGGAATATATCAATAATATCACTACAACTAATAAATTGAGAGATTATATCAATCAGGAATTTTCCCAGGTTAAATCGTCTCTATTGACTTTATGTGAAGGTATTAAAGATCCTGTTCGTCAAATTAAAATTAAGCAGGTAGCTGAGATTGTCTCTGAAATTCCAACAAGTAAGGTAGTAACGGAAGAACATATTATAAATCTATTTAATTATTATCAATTAATTGATGAAATAAATGTCCAAGAAAAATAATATATCATTATCTGAGATACTTAAATCTATAGATGAAGAATCTGCTACAGGAACAGGGGCTTCATTTTCACCTGGACAAGGAGAACAATATGCTACTCCAAAAACTTTTGATAGAAAGAAAATTAATAGAAAGAAGATAAAGGAGGATGTTTCTTATACCCCGGACAAAGCTAAATCTTTACTTGAACAATATGATAAAGATTTTTCTAATTATCAATCACAGGCAGAACGTTTATTTAATATAGTACAGGGATTTTCTTTAGGAGATTTATTGGAACAAGGAGGAGAAGATAAACTTGATAAAATATCTGATACAATTGAGAAACTTCAAAATAAAGTAACTGATATATATGATAATTGTGAGAATATTGCTGAAGACATGTATGATAATGGGGAGAATGATTTAAAGAATTTAGGAAGAACTATATCTTCTAAGTATCACAAATTAGATATTCATTTACATGCAATGTGGATGTTTACTAGGAATATATATGGAGTAAGCACTGATATGAAAGATGATGATTTAAATAATTTAACAAAATATAAAAAATAAAAATTAATTGGCTGAAGTATATTTATATAATTTATTATTATCTGATAATATTGGAGGATATGTAGGAAGCACTTTCCATTCAAAGAATAGATATTCTTATTATCTTAAAAGAAGACATAAAGGACAAAAATTATTTTTTAGGCATACTGAAAAATATGGATTTGATAATTTTCAAAAAATAACCATCTCTTTTCCAAATGATATAAGTGATAAAGAATTGAGAACATGGGAAGCCTTTTATATAAAATTATTTGGAACTTATTTTTATGATAACAAAGAATATGGTTTAAACCTAATCAAAGACCCAACGTTATCTATAGCTAAAGATCTTAATGTTAAGAATAAGATATCGAAAGCATTAAAAGGAAAGAAGCACACAAAAGAAACTATAGAAAAAATTAAAATTTCTACCAAAGATCTCAATAAAGGAGTAAAAAGACCTTATTTGTCCGAAAGAAATAAAATATATAAACCATTTTTAAATAAAACCGGAGAATTAGCTCCAAGATCTAGAAAAGTAGATTTATTGGATGATGTTGGTAATATAATTAAAACTTTTTCTTCTGCAAAAGAAGCGGGAGAATCAATAAATAGTTCTAGTGAAAGAATTCAATATGTATGTAATAAAAAAACTCAAACTAGACAAGGATATATTTTTAGATGGCATTTAAAAATTTAATATAATGCAAAAAATTTCAATAAACAAGAAGAAAAAAGGAAAAGCTAAAAAATCTTTTAACAAACATGAATCCAATAAACCTTACAAAGGTCAAGGAAGATAAAAATATTTTAAAATGAGAATTCAAGAAATATATAATCAATATTGCAAAAAACAAATATCCGGAGATGCTTTCTTACGTCAAGTAAGATTAGATCCCCTTTTAAAAGAATTTGTTTCTCCTGTTAATTCACTTAATGATGTAATTCTCATCTTAAAACAAAAATGCTGCATTAGCGAACAAGTTACCAATGAAGACATGGTTCTTCAAGAGAAAGATGTTGCCAGTTATGAAGATGAAAAAGGAGAAGCAATGCCTCAATCTCCTGAGTTTGGTGAGGAGTTGGAAGAAGATTATCAAGATGATGAGTTTTATGAAGAATTAGACGAAAAATTCGGTAATCCTGATATAAGAAAAATTCTTGCCGATAATGATGATCTTGGATTTGATTTACCAGGAGCAGCTATGAATGCTATCCTTACGCATAAAGATTGGGCAGAACGTTGGGAAATTGAAGATCCAGTAGACATCGATAAAGTAAGAGCTTGGAGAGATGAAGTTATTAGAAAAGCGAAGGCAAAGAAAGGATCTATTAATGAGGCAAAGAAACCTAAAAAAGGTGAATTAACTATTGATCAGGTAAATCCTTATGAATTCAGAAAAGGTTGGAAGTATGAATATGAAAAATCTCCTGCTCTTCAAAAAGATCAGAATATCGAGAAGGCAAAAGAAATAGCTCTTCGTAATGTTTCAAAGAATCCTATTTACTATACTGAATTATTCAGCAAGAAACCAGGAGATACCAAAGGTAAGAAAGCTCCTAAGAAAGACGAGAATATTCCAGCAGCTAAGAACATTAAGAATAGCATTGAATTGAAAGATAAAGTTGGTCAAATGAAGAATGTAAACAAAGGTAAAGATAAATCCAATGTTACATCTAGTAATAAAGAACGCGCCAACGGTAAACCAAAGGGTGTTAAGGTGATGAAGCTGAAGGAACAGATCCGTAAGGAACTGCGTCAGATACTTTCTGAATCTGGTAAATTGAAAGAAGAAATTTTATCGTTTGATGAGATTAAAAAAACCGCTGATAAAATTTTAAATCAAGTTGATGGGGATAAAAATAAAGCAATAGAAAAATGTAAATATGCTTTAGATATTATTAAGCATGATCCAGGTGGACAAGATAGATCAAGATCTAAAGAACTTTTTACAAAAGTTCAAGCTTATTTATCTGGACATAAGGATCTTTCAGTAAAACCTGAAAAAGATGCATTTAGTACTAACGAATCTGCAAAATTAGATGAAGGTTGGAAAAGTTGGGTTACTGGAGGTCTTCTAACTTTATCAACTATCGGTGGAATTGGTAAACTATACCAAATAGATAAATCTAATAAGGAAGCTATTAAAAAAGCAAAAGAAATATTTGCTGAACCTCTAAATAAAATGAGTGCAGAAGAGCTTACTGATCTTGAAGACAAAGTTGAAGAAAAACTGGGTGGAAGTATTAAAACTTGGTCTTCTTCAGCTATAAAAGATCCAGATGATTCTAATCTTATAAAAGGATTTGTAAAAAAGGATATAGAAAATGCCGTTACAAAAAGACCAGAATTGTTTGGTATTGATACCAATGGTAAAATAGTATTTATTGATAAGGAAGCAAAACCTACTAACGAACGAGTTACTGTAGGTGATTTTGATACCTGGAAGAAATCAGTGGTATCAATCTTGCAGACAGCTTTAAAAACAGATGAGAAAGCCGCTGAGAAGATCTTTAAACATTATGAGAAAGATTTTAAAGCAAGTCATAGTGCCGGTAAGGATGCTAAGACTGCAGTGAAAGATTTTGCTTCTGGAATGAAGAAAGTAAAGGAGCAAGAATCCGGTGATCGTTCATTAACTTCATTTGCTAAAATTAGAATGTATTTAGATAAGGCTAAAGAAACGTCTGATAAAAAAATACAAGCCGATTTAATTAATAAAGCTATTAGTGGATTATCATATAAGGATTTTAAATCCAAAGGTGGAGAAGAAAAGTTAAAAGATCATCCATTATTTAATGATCTTATTAAAAGATATAAAGAAAGAGAAGATCATTTAGGTGAAGAATACGAAGGAAATACTGCTCCTGAGAAAGCTGATTACCAGGATGTGAAATTGAAAGAAAATTTATATAAACCTTTAAAAATAAAAGAAAATAGTAGTCCATTAGTTAAAAAAACTATAGGGGATTTAAATAAAATTATTGAACTCTGTAAAAGTTATATAAATGATACGAGAAAATGAGTTTGATGATTTACAATTATTTAAAAAACAGTTTGATGAATTAATATTGGCTGCACAAAAACTTCCAAAATTATCTAATGAGAAAGATCAAAGAAAATTTGAAGAAATTTTTGAATTGACAAAAACATTATTAATTAACGATTTAGATTCATTTTTCGATGCTGATAATAAAAAAGATATTTCTGAAGTGGTTGATTCTTTTGATTCAGCTCGTTTAATATTAGTTGATATGTTAAAGAGACATATTGAAAATTTAAAAGACGAAAAAGAAAACAATGAGAAGGGAAATTTTATAACTGAATCTTTTAAAAAAGGTAAAGAAGATTTAAGATATTTAAAATTAAATGATATAGATGAAGGTTTATTAAAGATTAATTTTACTCAAACGGATAATAAAAAAGCAGATGAGAAGTTAGAGAAATTCATAAAATTATTAAAAGAATCTAACAAAATAGCAGATGAATATCTTAGAAAATATCCTTTAGAAGAATCTAAGAAGACAGTATCTAAAGTTCATCCAGTAGAAGGAAAGCTTCATAAACTTCTTGGTCTTAAACCAGAAGAAACTATCAAATCGAAGTATAGTTCCGGAGAGGATCTTTATAAAGCTCTTGCCAGGAAGATAAAAGATCATTCGAAAGTGACTGGTATGCTTGCATACGCAGCCAATATAAACAAAGAAAAAGATGTTTTCGATGCAGCATTACATTATGCAAAGAAAATAAACGCTAAGAAAGATGACTAAGCAGAAATCTGTAATCGTATCCGATCCAATACCTATAAAATTAAGTCCTCGTGCTATCAATGAATCGATATCTCAGAAGGAAGGTAGAATGGTTTTTCCTACTATTTTACAACGCGCTGATGCTAAGAATGAGAATACCAGGATATATCGCAGACCTATTCTAGAAAGAGAGATTTCTGCTTATGTAGAAGGACCTATTGCAGAGAAACGTGCTTATGGTGAGCTTGATCATAGTGATAAAATGGTAGTTGAATTCAAAAATACATGCCTTCATATCAATGAAATTTGGTGGGAAGGTGATGAAATTTGGGGATTAGTCGAAGTATTAGATACACCTTCTGGAAAGATACTACAGGAATGTCTAAAGAAAGGATTTTCTGTAGGCATAAGTTCTAGAGGAATAGGAAGTGTTACGGAATTAGATGAAGGAACCGTAGAGGTTGATGATGACTACAGTCTACTGTGCTGGGACGCCGTTACTAACCCATCTACGCATGGAGCGTTCTTTCAAACGAATAAAGAAAAGATACACGAATCAAAGGAAATAGTAAAAACAACTAATAAAGTTGACGAAGTATTAACTGATATACTTTGTATGAATTTAGGGGTATGTTCTTGCAAAATTAAAGTTGTATAAAAATATTTTTATAAATTTTTATTTTTGCCATTCTTCTCCCATATTTATTAATAGCAATTAATATGCTTTCCTACCTATAAAGCATCTCCGCTATAAATTATATTTATCTTATATCTCCCAATAGATATACATATCCCAAGTTAAATACTAAGGAAAAAAATGAGTAAGAAAACTATTTTTGAACAAGCACTTGCTGACGCAAATGCCGTTAAAAAGACCGCACTTCAATTAGCCAAACAAACTTTAGAAGAGCATTTTGCTCCTAAATTGAATTCTATGATCGATAAGAAATTACAGGAAAATCTTGACGAAGAATACGACGAGGATGATTCTGATGAAGATATCGATGAAAAGAAAGAAGAAAAACCAGTATCATCAGAAGAAAAAAAATCAGAAGAAATGGATGAAGACAGTATCAACCTGGAAGAACTTCTTAAAGAATTGGAATCTGAGGAAGGTAGTAGCGAAGAAGAAAAATCTGAAGTTGACGAAGCTTACGCTTCCGAGCTAAAAGATGGTGAAAAAGATAAGCCTATGGATGAAAAGAAATCAGAAGAAGAGTCTGATGAAGATGACGAAGATGGTAAAGAAGATCTAGATGAAAAAGCAGAATATCTTAGACTGAAAGAAAAATTCGAAGGTAAGAAAGCTCCTTCTGAAGAAAAGAAATCCGAAGAAGGTGAAGATGAAAAAGAATTTGACGTTGATGAAGAATTTGACGTTGAAGCTCTTCTTAAAGAACTAGAAGGTGGTGATTCTTCCGAAGAAGAAAAATCTGAAGTTGACGAAGCTTACGCTTCCGAATTGAAAGACAAAAAGAAAGGTACTAAACCATTGGACGAAAAGAAAGAAGAAAAATCTGAACTTGATAAAGTTAAGTCTGAACTTCATGAAATGAGAACAATGATGAAAGATATCAATCTTGCAAATTCTAAGCTTCTTTATTTCAATAGAATTGTTAAGGAGAATGAAAGTCTCTCTAGAACAGATAAAGCTAATATCTTAAAGCAAATTGATAAATGTACCGATGTTAAACAAACTAAACTTGTTTATGAAACAGTAGCAGGTGCATTGAAATCTAAAAACAAAACAAACAACAATAAGAAGGCTATAAATGAGTCTTTTGCATCTAAAGCTGCAGGTAATTCCACAGCTAAGAAATCTTCAGATGAAGATAATGCAATGTATAAAAGATTCCAGGAACTAGCTTTTGGTAAACGTTTTTAATTAAAAAATTATTAAAGAATAAAAAAATGGGTGAATTTAATTTAAATGATCTCTTAGTGGAAAGTAAAATGAAGCCTTACCACAACGAGAGCAAAAAATTGCAAAAATACGTTAAAAAATGGGAGAAGACTGGTCTTCTTGAAGGTGAAGATATCACTTCCATTAAGTACGGTAAAGAGCGTATGGCTCTTATCCTGGAACATCAGGCTAGACAACTTGTAGCCGAAGCTTCTCAAACCGGTACAGGTGCATCTTTTGCAGCTGGTCAAGGTGAACAATGGGCAGGCGTAGCTCTTCCTCTTGTTCGTAAAGTGTTCGCTGATATCTCTTCTAAAGAGTTTGTATCAGTTCAACCTATGAACTTGCCTTCCGGTCTGGTATTCTTCTTGGAATTCTTGTACGGTACTAACCAACCTTTTGGTGCTCCTCGTTTCAACATTGGAGATCAAATGTATGGTGTTACTAACTTGAAAAATGTAGATGCCGCTGGCGGTCTTTATGGAGTTGGTCGTTTCGGTTATTCCGTTAACGAGTACACATCTTCTGTTAATCTTTTATCAGGATCTGCAGTAGTATTTTCAGATGTTAACTTTAATTCTAACTATAGTGCTTCTGTGTTAGCTGGTCAAATTTTTAAATACAATTTGTCAAATGCTTCTATACTGTTGCCTCAGTTTGATATAAATGGTGTACGTGCATTTAGTGTTACTAGTTCTGGAATTAGCGAAGCTAATTTGCTTCCTGAATTTACTACATATGCTAGTTCATCTGATACGTTAACTTTCTATGTAAGTGGTGCTTCTGCTACTAACCAATCTGCTTCTCTGTTTTATGCTAAACAGCCTACAGATAATACTCGTGGAGATTTTGAAGATACTACGATTCGTCCTTTGACTGGTTCTGCAGCTATCCCTGAAATCAATATCAATCTTCGTTCTGAAACGATCACTGCGAAGACTCGTAAATTGAAAGCTAAATGGACTCCTGAATTCAGCCAGGACTTGAATGCATACCAATCTCTTGATGCTGAGGCTGAAATTACCTCTATTATGAGTGAATATATTTCCATGGAAATTGACCTGGAAGTATTGGATATGTTGATCGAGAATGCTACTACAGTAGATTATTGGTCTGCTAAACCTGGTCAGGTTGTAAAAGCTGATCTATCCGGATTCCAATCAGATAGCATTACATACACTAGCCAAGGTGCTTGGTTCCAAACTTTTGGTACTAAGGTTCAAAAGATTTCTAATAAAATCCACCAAAAAACTCTTCGTGGAGGTGCAAACTTCATGGTATTGTCTCCGACTATCTCCACTGTCCTTGAATCTATTCCTGGATATGCTGCTGATACGAATGGTGATAAGTTCCAATATGCTATGGGTGTTCAGAAAGCTGGTATGCTTAGTAGCCGTTGGAAAGTGTTCAAGAATCCTTATATGACCGAGAACTGTGTTCTTATCGGTTATCGCGGATCTCAGTTCCTTGAAACTGGTGCCGTATATGCTCCGTATATACCGCTGATCATGACTCCTCTGGTGTATGATCCTGTCACGTACACCCCCTCAAAGGGATTGATGACTCGTTATGCGAAGAAGATTGTCCGTCCAGAATTTTATGGAAAATTATATATTGCCGATACAAACTTCATATAAGTTGATTATCAATAAATTAAAGCCTTCGAGAAATCGAGGGCTTTTTTTATTTCTTTTATTGTCATTAATCCTTTAGATGGTTTTCCATATTTATTTATATGGAATATATTATTAACTGTACAGGATGTGGTTCTCCTAAATCATATGCTACCAAAAGGTCCTATGATACTGCTAAATATAATCTTAAAAAGAAGGGACATTCTTATTGTTTTAAATGTCTCGGTAAAAGATATTCAAATGAATTGAAAGGAAAAAAATCTAAAATAACAAAAAGAACTTATGATAAAAAATTCTTTAAAAAATGTCCTACGTGTGATAGAAATCAAGGTTTTACTTCGAAAAAAACAATGGTCGAATCTATAAGATTAAATAAATCATGTCTCAAATGTACAGGTAAAGATAATGGAAAACGATTAAATGATATGCTAACTCAGGAGATGAGATTAAAGGCTATTGCTACTCGTGAAGGGTTTATGTCTTATGAGGAGTATTGGGAAAGTTTAAAGCATTTTAAAAGATACTTATTGAAAGTTTGGAGATTTACATATAAACAACCATTAGAAACTCTTGAAAATTTTAATAAAAGAGGCAAATCTGGTGTACCAGGAGCATATCAAGTAGATCATAAAATATCAATAAAGGATGGATATAAAATGAATATTCCAGAAGAGCAAATAGCTTCAATAGAAAATCTACAAATGCTACCTTGGGAAGAAAATCGTAAAAAATGGTCTTCTAGTATTTGGCACATATAATATTGATATTTATATCAAACTACGTTACATGACATCAAATCATCACTCCGATGAAGTCTACAAAGGTAAAAGAAAACCAAAAGGCCCTATAAAATTTGACGTAACTCTCAACGAAGAACAGAAAAAAGCAAAAGAAACTATCCTCAATAATACGATAACAGTTTTAAAAGGACAAGCCGGATCCGGTAAGTCTTTATTAGCTGCTCAAGTAGCATTAGATCTCTTATATAAGAGAGAAGTAGAGAAAATTATCATCACCAGACCAACTATTACAGCCGGTGAACAACTTGGATATCTTCCGGGCTCCATAGACGCAAAATTAGCCCCATTTACGGCACCTGTTTATGATAATATGTATAGACTCGATGATAAACAGAAGATCGAAAAATTGGTCTCTGATGGCCTTATAGAGATATTACCCATGGCTTTCATGAGAGGACGTAATTTCACTAATTGTTGTGTTATTGCAGACGAAAGTCAAAATATTACACATACTCAAATGCAATTATTATTAGGAAGGATATGTCTTGGATCCAAGATGATTCTTTGTGGAGATTCAGCTCAAATAGATCTTCCTAATAAAAAAGATTCTGGATTCGATTTCATTTGTAAACACTTGGATACTATAAAAGGATTTGCAATAGAAACGCTTAAAACGAATCATAGACATCCTATTGTAGAGCCTATTTTGGATATTTATTCTCAGTATTCCTAATTTGATATTATATCACTGATTTTTTGATATTTATATAGGAAACAACCTATATAATGGCCACTTCTATAGATATACCTGTTTATAATGATTCTGATCCAGTATTACCTATTTCCGGTAATACTCCATGGGGATTTTATGATTCCGATCCAATCTTCCAGGCAGAAGGACCAAAATTTGTTATTTATTCCTCTCGTAAGCTTGGATATCCTATAGAACAACTTGAACTTCAATATGTAAACTTTTATCAAGCATTTGAAGAGGCAGTTAGTGAATATGGTAAAGAATTATATGATTATAAGATTAGAGAGAATTATATATCAATGGAGGGTAATCCAACTGATGTTAATCTTAATAATGCCGTTATAACACCTTCTCTTGGTACAGTAATAAGAATTGCTGATACTTATGGATCTGAGTTCGGAGTAGGAGGTACAACTCCTTATTATACAGCATCTCTTCCTCTTTTTGCTAATCAACAATTTTATGATTTGAACGGATGGGCCTCATCTTCTTTGGGTATAACTCGGGGGGATTTGGAAGTTAAACGTATATTTTTTGAAGCCCCTCCTGCCATTGTACGTTTCTTTGATCCATATGCTGGCACAGGTGCGGGATTACAAAGTTTAATGGAAACATTTGGATTTGGACAATTTTCTCCTGGTATCAATTTTATGTTAATGCCAATTGAGTATGATGTTCTTACTATTCAAGCTATAGAATTTAATGACCAGATACGGAAATCTGCTTTTTCATTCAATATAGTTGACAATCAACTTAGAATATTTCCCATTCCTACTTTTAATCATAATCTTCAGCTTATATATGCTAAGAAGAGTGAAAGGAATTCTGTGGTGTATTCTAATACAACAGGTTCTGTAAGTAATATTTCAAATGTACCATATACTCCTATAGACTATAGCACTTTAAATTATCCAGCGAAGCAATGGATATTTCAATATGCAGCATGTTTGGTACAATGTATTTTAGGTAGAAATAGACAAAAATATAATGATCAAATTCCAGGATTAAAAGATCAATGGAGCTTAAATGGTTCTCCGTTAATT